AGTCATTAATATTTTCTTGAGAAGAAAATCTTATAAACATATCATCTTGTGTTGTTTTATCACCTATAGTTGTTTCTGTTCCAAAAAATACTAAGTGACGGTCGGGTGTTGACACCAACATATCACGTGAAGCTGTCGGTGCACCGGTTATAATAGTTGCTCTTGTTGCTGTTGCATTTGTTGCATCACCATCCCACTCAAAACATTCACCATTATGTATCAATGCAATTAATGTGCTTCCTAAATTATCCAATGCCCATAGACCAGGATCAATAACTTGGTCAGTGTCAGCTGCAGCTGAACCCCATCCAGTAAAACTAGATGAGTTAGTTACTACTGCACTATTGGAGTGAGTAGTAGCTGTAGTTCCTCTTGCTCCTCTTCCTATACCTGTAAGTTTATTTCCTGAAACACCTGTATATGATATTTCTTCTGTTCCTATTAATATGTGGTTTGTACCTGTGGTTGGAAAACCTGTTGCATTAGTTAATGTAATTTCTGTAGCAGAACCATTGTTTCCACCTGACGTAGCACTAATGGCTCCGTTTAAAGTATTTTTTAATGCTCCTAATATATTACCACCCCACAATGCAATACCCCAACCAAATGCACCAAGTTGTTCTGGTGGTCCTACATGATAGTATTGAAAAAATTTAACACTCCCAGATGTAGTAGCACCTGAACCTGTTTCATTATTGTCCATTGTAATAGTAAGAGTTGTGTCTGTTGGAACACTAGTTACCATATATTTTAAATCATCAAAATCTGCTGCTACATAATTAGAATTAGTTGCAGTTGAAAAATTACTAAATAATATAATATCTCCTGCTTTAAAACTATGTGGTGTTGGAAAAGTTATTGTAACTTCTTTTTGTCCATTAGTAGTTGTAAAACAATTTGATAAAGTTGTACCTGATGGATTAACTAAAGGATGTATATCATAATACACACCTCCAGAATAAACATATAAAATTCTGTTAGTTCCTATACATGAAAATTTTGTAGAATCTTTATTAACAAAATGATGCAAACCTCTTGTAGCACCTGTTAATTTATCTTGTCCTAACTGGTTCCAGCCACCTATTTTTTCAGGTGTACCATATCTAAAACGAACATTTTCTCCATCAGTCCATTGTGATTCAGCACCTGTAGATGTAACTTGTTTATTAAACCCTGGTAGGAATCCTAGTTTTTGTAACATATAACCTCATTATAATATTATTTTACACCTGAAGGTAGACCTAACTTAGCTCTTCCATCAAACTTGTTTTTATCAGCAAATGGGCCATTTACATGATTATAATGTAGAAATACTTGACCGCATATGTTCCCGTCAAAAGGCTCTCGCCAATGTTCAAGTTCACAGCCACTATATACTAACATATCTCCTACTTCAAGCAAGACTTTAGTGCCTTCTATGAAGATTGGCCATGGGTTACCACCTAAATTAATAGTAGTTGATATCTCACAACTAGGTCTGTCTTTATGTCTTTTCAATTCGTCTCCGTTCTTATATATTCTAGCGTATGAATAAGTGGGAATTAAATCTAATCCTGTCTCTTGTTGCATTACTGGCAATACTTTTACTAACAACGTTTCCATTACAGGATCTGCATAATGAGAATAGGTGTTTGGAATTTGTTCATCTGTCCAAGTACCAAACATACCATTGTCATAGGTTATATTATTTTTATACATAAAATCTACTGCATCTCTTTTAAGAAGAAAATAGTTAAATATAAAGTTAGCTAACTCATAGCTTACTGCACCTTTGATTACTTGATATTTATTAAAAGCCATCTTGTATAAAATTAAAACTTACTGATATTCTTATATCATTTGATTCATTGGGTTCAACAGAATGCCATAACCAAGAAGGAAACATAATTATTCTATTTACTTTTGTTTCTAAATGCACTTCTCTCCACAAATGTTTTGGTGGTTGACCTTTAATTCTTACAGGCATATTAGATTGTATTCCTGGCCTTGGATCATATAAAATTATTTTACCACAATCAGGTTGTGTATGTACATAATATACCCCACTAAATAAACTATTGGGATGTACATGAGGTTTATTATATCCACCTTTATAATTTATATTAGCCCACATATTACCAATCTTTGGTTGTCTGTCTAACCATTCTTCTTTATATATTTGATGTTGCATTTTAAACAATTCATCTACTAGTAATTTAAATTGTGGTAGTTCATGCATATTGGTTTGACTATGCCAACCATTTACATTTGTTTTTTTAACACCTTCATTTTGTTTAGACCAAGCAACTATATCATTAGCTAATTGTTGTGTGTCTAGTTGCACATCTTCTGCATATATAAGTGTTGGAAAAAATCCTTCAGCAATCATCTAAAAGGTTTACCTCCAAACCAACAAACTAATGATTGTCTCATACCTCTCGTAACTGGATTAACTCTGTGATTTAAAAATGATGCAAATATAATTGCATGACCTTGTTTTAGTTCTGCAAATTTACCAGGAGCCATTAATTCTAAATGACCACCTTCAAACTCTGATGGGTCATTTAATAAAAGAGTCATAGATATCTTTCTAACTGGTGGTTCGTGTCCCATGTTTACATCACAATCCATATGCCAATCATAGAATCCTCCTTCAGGATATTCTGTAAACTGTGCGTTCTCTGTTACTTGTATGTCACCAAAACCAAAATGATTTTCATTTGTTTTTTGTATAAAATTATTAAGATCACGATACATATGACCCATTTCTTTAAAAGGTATCCAACTAATTGTAGTCACTCTTTTCTTTGTATCTGTTCCACCACCTGGTTTGTTCATACCCACTTGTGCTTGTTGTGGTTTCTGTGCTCTACCTGATTCAATAATTTGATTACATTGATCTGGTGTAAACAATGGTGTTGTTGTTTGTACTATCCAACTTTTCCATTTAGGTTCTGTTATTATTTTATTTTCGTACACTAACTTACTCCCCTATTTTTAATTGGGTTATACTGCACATCCATATTTGCAGCTAGTGTTCGTCTATATCCTGGACCGTTAAAGGGATATACGCAGTGTCTCATGTCATATGGAAATATATAAAAGTCTCGTTCTTTAATATCTGGTTGATAGTCTACATTTGCAAAGTGTCCATTAGCTGAACCTAATATTTGTAGTCTACCGTTTTGTGGTTGATCAGGTGATGAATATTCTACTCCATAAGATTCTGGTAATTTTAAAATCATGACAGAGGATAGACCTGTAAACAATGTTCCTTGGTGCACGTGCACTGGATTGTATTCATGTTCAAACATAGTATTAACCCAAATAGAATTAAAATGTAAATCGTATTTTTTTATTTTATTCCATTCTAAATAATGTCTAAACCTTTGTTCAAACCACATTAATACATTATCAGGTAAATGATTATGTTTAGTCATTTTAGGACTGTCTTCACCATTAAAAAACAAACTATGTTCTTTTTCTATCTTACCAACCAATTGTTTATTAGCAGGTTTTAATTCAGAATACTTTGTTTCATAAATATGATTGATTGTATTATAAACATCAAGAGGTACTTGATATTTTAAAACAGATTGACCTAAAAATATAAAATTAAAATCTGATGTGTTCATATTTCTGTCTAATCCTTTCTGGAATTTTTTTAATGTAAGGGTTATATACTTTTCTAATTTTTCCTGCAAATAGTTTATGCATATTACTTCCAACTATTTTATCGTCATACGATAAACCATTTACTTTTACTTGATCTAAATTATCAAATCTGTGATTAAAATAAGGTTCACCTATAAATTGATATATTTTTCTAAACTCTTGTTCGGGGTTATTAACCATGTCATCATACTTTACATAGTGACATATGTCTGGGTAGTTAAATGCATTTTTAATTGCTTCTAAATCTTTAGCAACAGCACCCTTTTTATTCATTATCATACTTAATTTTTCTTCATCCGTATTTAAATTATATCTATTAGGAAATGCATCAGGGTTTTCTGTATACCACTGCATATAACTAGCTAATACATCCATTAAGTCTCTAAGTAATACAATACATTTAAAACGTCGCTTAAAATGCTTTTGTATTAAGTTAAAATTACCAGGTGTTGTTACTGGTCCACGGTCAATGATTATACGTTGTGGCCAATCTTTATAGTAGGTATCGTACACAACATCTAATACATTATCCAAAGATCTATGATCTGGATAGTTTTGAAAGACATCTGTTTCTTTTAATAAAAACAAATCTTTTATTATCTCTAATGTAATAGAATTAGGGGTAGCTGCTATCTCAGGATTTTGATTCATAATACTTGCAAATAAAGTATTACCTGATCTAGGTTGTGCTACTAAAAAGAAAAGCTTTTTATTTTTCTTTGGCTCCGAGGTCATTGGTCAATTGTTCTTTCTTGTTGTAAATCATTTCTCCTGATTTTTTAACTCTTTCTATAGTTTGTAATTGTCCAAGCACATTAAATACTTCTGGCTGTGATGAGCCTGATGTTAATGTTTCTGCTTTGTTTTTCATAATTAAAGCATAAGAATCCAATTGGTGTCTGTTAACATCTTTGTCGTCAAACGAACCATCATTAAATTCTTTTTTAAGAGTTGACCATAGTTTAATTTCTCTCATTCTATCACGAGCTACAAGTTGCATGTTGGCAACAGAATAAGTTTTTTCATCTATGTCTATTTGAAGTAGTTCTTTTTTTAATGGATCTTCTTCAGTCTCTAATTTTTGTTTTAGTTTCTTAAGTTTAACTTCATTACGTCTAGCATCAAAAGATAAAGACATTAAATTTTCTAGGAATACGTTTTGTTCTCTGACACACTGCCAATACTTAGAAGCTTTAGTAGGATACTTTGCATCCTGTAAAACAGACATTCTCATTTCTGTCTCTGTTCTAAATACTTGTTTCTTAGTCCATGTGTCTCTAAGTTCAGATGTCATTTCTTTAAACTCTTTGACATCATTTGGGTCAAGCAAATTATTTAAGCTAGGAGCTTCTTTTTCTATTAGAGCATGTATATTTCTTTTTTCTACTGTCATTTTATTCCTTTCATTGAATAGATTTAATATAACTATTAAGAGTTATAAGTCAAGTTAACTTGTAGATAAGTTTTTAGTTACAGTTGTAGCACCTGTAAATTCTTCTGTTGTTGCAAGATCTGATCCATTATATCCAGCAAATGCTAGAGCTGAACCTGATGTTCCTGCTCCCCCTAAACCTCTTCTGGCTTGAGCCATATTAGGTTGATTTGCCCAAGATGTTCCATTGTATTTTTCAGTTGCATTTGTAACTGATGGATTATTACCAGCAAAAAATAACGCATCTGTTGCTGGACTACCTACTGATGATGCTCCTCTATCTCTACCTGTGTTTAAAGCACCTCCTGCTGTCCAAGAAGAACCGTCCCACTCTAAAGTTGTAGTGAGATTAGGTGTAGCACCAAAAACTACTGCTGATGTTTGACTTGTACCAGCTCCTGAAGCACTAGCCATTTTTACTGGTGTTGCTGCAGGGCCTGCTGTCCAAGAAGAACCATTATAATAAAAAACTGCTGTAGTCGGTGAAGGACTACCTACACACATTAATGCTGAAGCTTGTGTTCCAACAGAAGTACCATCTGTTACATTTTGTGGAATAGTTGCTCCACCAGCCCAATTAGTCCCATCGTATTCTACTGAAGTGTTAGTAGAAGAAGGTCCTGATTCACCACCGCCAATTAGTCCAGCTGTTAATGATCCATTAGCAAAAGGTTTTATTCTTGCTTGAGGAGAGTTATTTACCTCGGACCAACTACTACCATTGTATTCTTCTGTAAGTGATAATGCAGGAGGGTTTTGTCCACATACAGCAACTCCTGTAGTTTGTGTATGTCCGAATCCTCCAATTTGTCTTCTTGCAGTATTCATATTTCCACCTGATGCCCATGATCCAGCTAAAGCTATACCCTGAAGACGCAATTTACCTGTAGTAGAATTATACCATACCTGTCCATCTTCTGGATTGGAAGGATCTGCTGATAAATATTTAACTCTCAGTCCTTTAATTGTGTTGTAGCCAGCCATCTATAAATTCCTTATGGGAGTGTTATTTGACTTGGTCTATCATTTCTAGTTTTTGCTTCATCAGACAATAGGTCCCACGCTTCTTGTGAAGCAGTTACTTCTGCAGTCACTAAAGCTTGTGCTTCCGATTTTGTCTTTTCAACACCGTTCTTTGAAGCTAACCATAGTGCGCCTTTTTCATTGTTACCAACGACCCAGACGTTTGCAGGTTGACCTGAAAGGTAAAAATTCTGTCTATCTTGATGAGTGAAGAATCCTTTTCCAGTGTTTGTAGCAGTACCATATATAAATAGTGCCATAGTATTTACTCCTTTGTTATTGTTATATCGTTAAACTTAATCATTATCAACTATTCGTTAATTTTTTGTAATCTAATGCTTGTTGTTCAGCTGAATATTCTTCTGTTTTATCTGTAAAACTTGCAGCAGAACCAGTAAGTAAACCTCCCATTGCAAAACCATCTCCTTGAGTTGCACCTGACCCACCTAAATAATATCTTGCTGTACCCATACTAGCTGTATTAGTCCATGAAGTTCCATTATATAATTCTGATGCAGCTGTTTGACCTGAACCAGGTGAAGCTAAACCACCAAAACATAAACCTGAATCTACAGTGCTTGCTGCAGCTGCTGCCCTTCTTCTTGCAGTGTTCATACCGCCTCCGCCAGTCCAACTTGTTCCATTATATTCTTCCGTAGTATTATATACAAAAGATGGTGCAGTTCCGCCCATAGCTAAAGCTGATGTTTGTATACCTGCTCCACATATGTTGTCTGCTCCTGTAGTACCACGACTTAAATTATTTCCTTCTGACCAAGAACTTCCATTCCATTCTTCTGAGTTAGCTGTTGTTGGTGGTCCACCACCAAATAATAATGCAGCACCTTGTATTCCTGCGCTTCCTGCATTTATTCTTCCTGTTCCTACCGTTCCACCTGGAGCTGCAACGGCAGTCCAATTTGAACCATCCCAAGTTTCAGTTGTAGCTACTACTCCTGTTGTAGCACCAGAAAAACATAATGCAGCTCCTTGTGTTCCTGCTCCACCTGCTAATTGTTTTGCTGCAGGTAAAGTATTTGTTGCAGTCCATGCTGTACCATTATAAGATTCACTACTATTCATTGACCCAGAATTATTATGACCTCCAAAAACAAATGCAGCAGGTTGAGTTGCTTGTGCTGCTGTTGACAAACTATCTCTAGGCGCATTTAAATTTCCACCACTAGCCCATGTTGCAGCTATGGGTGAAAATACTGTAAAATCCCATTCTTCTGTGTTATTATAATTACTACTATCTTTTCCACCAAAAGCTAAAGATGAAGAAGCTCCTGTATTAGATCTTGGAGCACTTAGTTGTCTTCTTGCAGTTGCAAGGTCTGCTACTTCTGACCAAGATGTTCCATCAAATTGTTCTGTAATTGCTACAATAGGGGTAGATCTACCACCAAAAGCTAAAGCAGATGCTTGAGTTCCTGATCCACCTAATTGACTTCTTGCAGTATTCATTGCTGGACCTGCTGTCCAATTAGTTCCATCATATAATTCTGTATTAGCATAAACAGTGGGTGATGAAGCACCTTGTCCACCAAAAATAATTCCTGCTGTTAAAGTTCCTCCAGTTCCAAGATCATATCTAGCTTGTGATGGATTATTTCCTTCACTCCAAGATGTTCCATTGTATTCTTCTGTATCAGTCTGAAGAGCAGTAGAATTGAATCCACTTGTATATACTGCGGCTGTTTGAATTCCAAATCCTCCTTGAGAATATCTAGCTACATTTAAAGTTCCACCTCCTGTCCAAGAAGAACCATTATATTCTTCTGAAGCACCTGGTATGCTACCATTATACCCTCCAAAAATTAAACCTGCTGTTTGAGTTCCAGCAGAACCAATCTCGTATCTTGCAGTCCCTAAATCACCACCGCTACCCCAACTAGTTCCATTATATTCTTCTGTAGTTGCTATTGCAGTAGAAGTGATTCCACCTGCAGCAAAACTTGCGTTTGGTGTTCCACCACCACCACGATAAGCTGCTGAAACAGTCATAGCTCCACCACTAGCCCACGCACCAACTGCTGTAACCGTTCTAAAAGATCCAAGAGTCGTGTTAAACCAAATTTGGCCCTCGGCTCCTGCATCGGTTGGATCTGAACTTACTTGTTTAATTTGTTTTCCAAATATTTCTTTGTATGTTGTCATAATTTTTTAACTTGTTGTAAATGTTTTTGTTGCAGAAGCTGGACTAAATTCTTCTGTTGATGTTGTGTAAGGACTACCACCAAAAGCTAATCCCGCTGTTGTAGTTCCACCCATTCCATAAGAATTTCTTGGGGTTCCCATAGTTGCACCAGTAGTAGACCAATTAGTTCCATTCCATTCTTCTGTTGCAGTAGGACTAGGATTACCTCCTATTATAGCAGCTGTTGAAATTCCAAACATATTATTACCACCAGATCTTGATGAATTTAAATCAGGAGCTGCTGTCCAAGCAGAACCACTCCATTCATAACTATCTGTTCCAGGAAAACCTCCTGCCGCTATTGCGGCCGCTGAAGTTCCAGCTGTACCACCTCCCGATCTACCTGTAGGTAAATTAGGTACGGCTGTCCAAGAGGTTCCATTATATTTACATGCTTGTGCTGGAGTTTCTGAACTTCCACTACTTAATCCTGCTGTTAAAGTACCACATCCACTTGTATTATGAAAATTTGCAGGCATGGCTCCACCCCCTGTCCAAGAAGAACCATCATATTCTTCTGTGACATTACTTGGTCCATAACCTCCACCCAATACGGCGGAAGTTTGAATACCAAAACCTGCTCCAGCTCTTCTTGCCGTGCTTAAAGCTCCACCACCAGTCCAAGAAGAACCATTATATTCTTCGGTTGAATTTGTATTACCAAATGTACTACCATTGTAACCACCAAAAGCGATACCAGCAGTTTGTGTACCTGCGTTCAATCCTGCTACCGATCTAGGTAAACTTAAAGCTCCACCTGATGACCAAGCAGCACTTACCACTACACCTTTTAATGTTTGAGAAGTTGAGTTATACCACATGTCGCCAGCTACTGCTGGAGATGGATCGGATGAAACTGATTTTATTAGTTGTCCTCTAATTTCTTTGAAAGTACTCATTAAGCTCCTTAATTATTAGTTAAGAGCCAACCTTGAGTACCATCTACGTACACTAGTGTATTTGCTGCTCTTTCTGTTGAAACTGTTAAACTAGCTGTAGACCCTACAATTTTTTCTGTTCCATTTGGATCAATAGTAAGTGCGTTAGAATCAAAGGTTCCTGCGTAATCAATAAATGATATTTCATCTCCAATATTTCCTGCAGGTAAATCCATTTCAAATGCACCACTTGTAGTATTAATAAAATAACCTTCACCAGCTACTGCTGTGAAAGTAGAAGTTTTTACTGCTTGCCATGATGTACCACCAGATACTTCTGCAAAAGATAATTGACCAACACCTGTAGTACCTGAACCTGTGATACTAGCTACTTTTAAAAATCTATCTGCTGTAACATTTCCAGTGGGAAATTTAAGTGTGTATGACTGCCCTGAACTATGGGGAGGCGACTGTAACTTTATTCCGTGGGAATTAGATTCACAGTTAAGTTGAATTGTACCTGGGTTTGTTGCACCACCAATTTCTGTTACACCTGTTCCATTTGGATATAGTTGTGTATTACCATTAGCTGCATCTACAATATTAATGTAGCTTGAATTTGTTCCTGAGTTTGTAACTAGTTTAAGATCGTATGCACCATTAGAAGATACTTGTCCTACTTCTGATCCACCACCAATAGTGACTTGATCAGTATCTAATATTACATCCCCTGTTCCATTTGGTTCTAATTCGATATTACCATTTGAAGTTGATACAATTTTATTGCCGTTAACATCTAAGTCACCACCAAGTTGAGGTGATGTATCATCTACAACATCTCCACCTGTTTGAATTTCAATTATTTTTGGGTTTGTTGTATCAGGGTTTCCTGAAGCAAATAATAATGCAGTTCCTTTATTGCCTGTTGCAAATGTAAAAGTAGCACCAGAACCTGATGCATATTTAAATTGAACCGTATAAGCACCTGAAGTTCCATTTTTTAAAATATAAAAATTTACTACGTCGTTTGGAATAGTTACAACTTGGTTTCCAGAAATAGAACCTGTAAACTCAATCATTCTTGCTTGAGCTGTTCCAGTTAATGCACCATCTGCAACTGTTAATGCAGTAGTGTCCGCACCACCAGCAATTGATACTGCTTTATATCCACCAAGAACTTGTTCTATAAGGTCTAAGTTTGCGTTTGTTTTTGTTCCCCATGTACCAGCGTTTTCGCCAGTAGCCATTTTCTCTATACCAAGAGGTGTAAATGTTGATGCCATAAATTTTATCTCCTATGCAGCGTCACTATAACTTGTATTTGATCCTGTTGCAACATTAGAATAATTACTATTTGATCCTGTTGAAACTGCACTATAAGATGTATTTGAACCAGTGTCAACATCTTGATAATGAATGATAAATGGTTCTCCAAGTGTTGCTGTTATTGTAAGTGTTGGTAATCCAACTACTTGATCTTTAGGATCTATACTACCAATAGCAGAGCTAAATGAAACTCCTGTTAGTCCCATTATTTGATCAGGAACATCAACAATTGTTCCTTGTTGAGAAGTTATAGATTGTCCCGTTGTTTGTACAACTACGGATCCTGTTCCTTCAACAAAACCTACAGCAGATGTGATTGATAGTCCAGTTGGTGCTACTGCATCATTTGGAATAACCACGGATCCTTGTTGTGATGTAACTGTTAATGTAGGTGCAAGAATTTCAACAGCGTTGATTGCCGTAGCAGGATTTAAAGTTGAAGTAATTGATTGACCTGTAACAGATATATATTCATTAGGTGCAAATGCTGTTCCTTGTTGTGATGTAACTGTGAGTGTAGGTAATCCAACAACTTGATCTTTTGGATCTATAACTCCAATAGCTGCTGTAGTTGATAAACCTGTGATAGATGGTGCAACATCAATAACAGTAAGTGCATAACCCTGTAGATCATTTATCAATAACCCATTAGGTTCAACCGTTACACCTATAACATTTGAAATTGTTCCGACTGTAGAATTAAATGAAACACCTGTTGGAGTTACAGTTGCATTAATAGCAGCTGTTACAGAACCTACACTTGAAGTAATTGATAATCCAGTTGGTTGAGCAACCGCATCTGAAAGTTGACCCCATTCATCTTCACCCCAAGACTTTGCACCCCAACCTTGTTTTAAAGTTGTAGCTTCGTTCCAATTAGCCTGTCCCCAGGTTAGTCGGCCCCATCCTGATGAAACGTCGGGCACGGTGACCCTCCTATGCTAATCTAATGATTGCGTTTGATGAATCGTTTGCAGGAAACTGTATTTCAAAAGTTCCGTTAGTTGCAGTTTTGTTTGAACCAAAAGCAATAATACAAACAGCATCAGTTGTGTTTGAACCACCAGCTGTTGTTGTATTATAAATCATTGCACCGTTTGCAGTGAATGAAGCTGATGTAAAAGAAACATCAGAAAAATCTGTAAATGCAGTTGTTGAAGTTAAACCAACACCAGTATTTGTTAAAGCTTTACCACCTGCAGTGTATGCAGATCCAGATGTATTAGAAATTTCTTCTGAAGTTGAATAGTCAGTTGTAGCGGCTCCTAAACTAGCATCAGAATCAAATAAAGCTATTTTAAAACTATCTCCGCCATTTCCTGATGTATCTAAACTGTGTTTACCTTGTAAAAGTTCTTGTTTAAAACTTGAACATATTGCTGATGTTATTGCCATAATTTATCTCCTACGGGTTTGCTGATTTTATTGGTATCCGAACAGCGCCATCTGTGTAGTCATCTCTTCGTCTTCTACCAACT